GACTGCTGAACCAGAAAGGTGGAGTGGGGAAGACCACGCTCGCCATCGCCCTTGCCGCGTGCTATGCCCTGATGGGCCACCGCGTCCTCCTGGTGGACATCGACCCGCAAGGCAGTGCCTTGGACTGGGCGGCGGCGCGCGAGGGTGAGGCCCTGTTCTCCGTTGTCGGACTGCCGCGTGCATCGGTCCACAAGGAGATTGTCTCGATCGGCGCCGGCTACGATATCGTGATCCTGGACGGCCCGCCGCGTGTGACTGACCTGGCCCGCTCTGCCATCCTGGCGTCGGATCTGGTCGTCGTGCCGGTGCAGCCCTCACCCTACGACATCTGGGCGGCCGAGGAAATCATCAAGCTGGTCGACGAGGCGCGCGTATTTAAGGAAAACCTGAAAGCCTGCTTTGCGATTAACCGCAAAATCGTGAATACGGCCATCGGGCGTGACGTGCGTGATGCCCTGTCCGCCTACCCGCTGCACGTCCTTGGCTCGGCGGTGACGCAGCGCGTGGTGTTTGCCGAGGCGGCTGCGGCCGGCCAGGCGGTGTGGGAGGTAGATCCGGACAGCCCGGCCAGCACCGAGACGCACGCCCTCGCCACGGAAATTTTGGAGTATCTGGCATGAACAAGAAAGTGACCTTTGGGACTCGCCCGACCGCGCGCGTCGAGTCGCCACCCGCGAGTGACAACTGGGTCGAGAACCGGGCGACTGGCGACGCCCCAGAGCCCATCAAGCGCTTGACGTTCGATGTTCCCGAGAGCTTGCATACCGCGATGAAGATCGACTGCGCGCGGCGCAAGGTGAAAATGGGGCATGAGGTTGTGGCCCTGCTGGAGGCGCGCTGGCGCCCCCAAGAAGGCGTGACCGCCGTGGATGACTGAGGTGGTCTTGAGTCGCAAAATTAGAGATTGAGCACCTTAATTATAAGATTGGTATTGATCGGATCAGCATCATGAAACTCTGCCTGGGCAAGAATGTCGTAAGTTTTGCCGGCTTCAAAAACCATTGTCGTTTGCACCGTGCCATTCCAATCATTAAAACCGTCTGTCGCAACGGCGATGTCTTTCTGAACATTGTCAACTTTTAGCCGATGGGAGGCGCCGGAACCATCGCCATTCGCCGCAACTCCGGTTTCGGACTGGATATTGACTGTGGCCTTCACAGCAAGGGAAATGAACGCGCGGACCATATGGTAGTGCGTATTTACCTTCGAGTAGATGACTTTTCCTGGAACGATGTCGACTGCATTTACCTGGATACTGTCAGGCGTAATGTCTTTTTCGATAACATTTCTGTTCATGATCTTCTCCCTATAGAAACAAACGATTATCGAAAGGCTGACTTTCACTATAGGCGGCGATGCTCATTGAAAAATACACACATTGTAATGAGTGAGAAAATGTGTCCGGGTCAGCACTATGGCCTCCATCGCCATGCTGAAAGGGAAGTGGCGGCCCAAGGGTGGGTAGTCTATACTGTGATTTTATACAGTATTTGCAGGAGGCAATATGCGTGCGGTCGTTCGGCTACTTTTTGAGGATGGCGGTAGACCGCTGGCAAGGCACCGGCTCGCCATGCCGCCAAAGCTCGCGATTGGGGTTTTCCGCTATCAGGAGCACTACCTGAAGCAGTGTCTCCGCACGACCTACCTGGCCACTCTGTTGGGGCCAGGTGGCGAAAACATGGTGCCGCCGCTCTACGATGCGGTGCTGCGCTATGGAGAGGGTGTCGAGCTGACGATCAGCGGGTTAGAGCTGGACGATGTGTCGCGCAAGTTCACCGCGATGTCCTGGCGCCTGCAATTCATTCCGGACGAGGCGCCATCCATCGACAGTCCGCAAGTTTAGCCCAAGCCCGCAGTTCGAGAAAACTCCATCGAGAAGGTGCGGATATCGCGAAATAACTTATCGTCGCCAAATGACTTCGCAGCTAACGCCATGGCCGCAATGACTCGATAATAATAATTTAGCAGATCATCTGAATGGTCCCTGTGCCGCGGCGTGCCGAGCATCCCTGTCATATGAAATCGCGGCGGTAGACCGCCATAAAGGTCCAATATGTGTGGGGCCGCACCGTGAATATATCCTGAATACGTTTTGTGAACCGTCTTTGTAACCGCGATCCCGCTACTCTCATCTTGGCCGGAGAATCTATGTCGAGCGATCCAGCCGTTTATTTTGGATCTGGGAATGCTCTGCCTTTTTTGAGTAGACGCAGTTGGCGTCGGCGCGTCGAATTCCTCTTCCCAAAAGGCATCAAGGAAGTTTTTATGCAAATCCGAGACCTCACCATCAATCGCGGCAAATGAAAGGAAGGTAACGTCTTCACTTCCTTCGTCAAGCATTCGCTGAATGGCGGCCTGCTCAGTGACATATCCTCTATCCAGCAGCAGTTGTGCCGCATTGAGATTGCTTACCAGCCTGGCAAGTTTCAGAACGATTGCCTGGTGAATCGTCTTCTCCGGGTATCGCATCTGGGGATGCCCGTTAATCTTCATTAGCTGGGGCGGGGTAACTCTAGACGCGAGGCGGTCCACTGTTTCTTGCATATTTTTTGCCGCAAGTTTGCAGAGTGATACCAATTCCACATTCCACTCCTTCGCATTCGTTTGTTTGTTCGCCACTGGCAGCGGGAACGCTACCAGTGATCGGCGCCGATGTATGAACCGGTCGGCAGCAGCGGGCGCCGCGCGGCGTCAATCTCCACCCACGAACCGTTTTCCACATGCCGCAAACACGCATCGAGAGCCGGCACCTTCAGGCCATCACTCTGGTGGACGCTGCCGTCATCCTTGACGTGCAGGTAGCGGCCGTCGTCCGTGACCTCAATGTGGCTGCAATCGTTGGGGAAGTGCAGCTCCAGGCAGTTGCGGGTGAAGTAGCGGCTCACCAGGCGCTCCCCGCGGCCGTGCTTGGTTTATCACCCGTCCAGCGCAGCGCCTCGTCGGCAGAGGCTTCGCGCCAGGCGCCGGCGGCCAGGTTGCGCTCGATCGTCTCGCTCTCGTAGGCGACGGGGTGACTTTTCTGGCCGTTCGTGTAGAGCAGGCGCCCGATGAGCGCGCCTTCGGTATCGGTCAGCTGGATGGCACCCACGGACGCGCGCCAGTTCCCGGCCGGGCCTTGTTTGAAGTATCGGATCACCAGGCGCCCGTATCCATCTCGGCGACGCTGGTCGGCTCATCCTTCTGCCGCAGCTCGACCCAATGTCCGGACTCGACCAGCTGAAGCGCCTGGCGAAGTGTCCAGTTCGCACCCGGCCGGCGGTTGCCATCACGACCCAGGCTGAAGGCTCGCACACTGTCGCCCGACAGGTCGAAGATCACCGCGACGGTGTTCTCGTTGATGTGCTGCTCGTTGGGCTTCTGGAAGTAGCGTTCGCGGGCCATTATTGCGCCTGTTGAAGTTTATGTGCCGCTTCCAAGGCCGCCTGAAGCTGATCGGGCGTCAGGTTCTTGAACTGCTTATAGAGCTCCTTCTTCGGCGCGCGACGGGCCACCTTTGCTTCACGCCTGGCGGTCAGGGCGGCCGACAGACCGTTGTCGAGCACGGCGCGGTCCAGCAGCACCTCGACCACCTCGCCTTGGGTGATCTTGTGCTCTTTTGCCAAGGCGTTGAGCGCCGCGCGCTGCGGCTCGTTCAGGTCGATCGAGAAGCGGGGGCGTGGCTCCGGTGTGGTAATTTCAGTCATATTTTCCCTGTGCGGTTTTTGAAAACGGTGCAATTTCATTATAGCGCAACCGTAAGTTTGCACCCATCCCTACGGTAACAGATGTTGCCGCAAGCCACTAAGATGTGATAAGCTCAATTTGTAGTTCCATCATCAATCTTGTCTGAAGGGGTCTTTATGTTTGGGTGGCGGTAGCAGATGCCGCAAAGTGTGTTTTGCACCCACAACGTTTTTTTTTTACCCTGCGTGTTTCTTTTTAGAATTTTTTCTTGGCTTCAGGGTAACAAAAAACGTCGACATAAGGACTCTCATGAACATCAAACTCAAACTGTCTTGCTACGTAGCCGCCAATGACGCGGGCTTCACTGAGGACGTTACCATCTCCAACAGCGCCGTGTTTAGCTCACCAGAGCAATTAGCAGCCGGCCTGCGCACACTCTACGAAAACGCCAGTCCAGGGTTGGAAGTAGTTCAAATTACGCAAATGATTGAGGTGGAGCGGGGCTACTGCTAAAACGTCAAAGGCCGAGAACTACTCGGCCTTTTTTTATATCCTAAAAAAAAAGCGCCCCGAAGGGCGCTAGGAGTCACAGAGGTATAGGGGCGGCGCGTTAGCGCTTGGATTTCACGTCTTGGGTGAAGCCGACCGGCTGGGCCGGAAAGTCGTCTTCATTGTCACCGAGCATCGCGTTCATACGCATTTGCTCTTGGGCCAAGCCGTATGGCAGCTGGGGCATTAACAGAAGGGCCAGCACGAACAGCGGATTGCCGGTGAGGATGAGGCCCAAAGCGACTAAAGCGATGATGGCAAGGTTGATCAAGACAGTCTGGTTCATGGCATCCTTCGATAAGTCATCGGTGAGTGAACAATATCACGACTTTTGGGTCTTGCCAAGCTCAGATTGCTTCCTGTGATAAAATGGATGTCTCTATGCAACTGTTAATGACGTTATGACATATCGAAATTGCCTTTGCCGGGCCTAGGAAATTGTTCGACCGGTATTGGGTCCGCAAAGTGAATTGTTTAGATCGTCGCCACTTTACTAAGTGGTCGGGGGTCGTTTTGCCGATATATCAACAAAAACGTCTTTAAAGGAATAGAAATGGAATCGAAATTCAATGTTGCATGCCACAAACCATCCAACGACACCTACTTCAACGATGTAGTCACGCTCAAATCGAGCGTATTCCAGACTCCGGAGGAGCGGGCCGCCGCGGTGCGCAAGATTTATGAGGGTGTGACGCCGCCGATCCAGGTGTTGATGATCACTCAGCTGATGGAAGTCGAACGGGGCTTCTTCTAAGCGAGAAAGGCCGGGGAGAACCCGGCCTTTTTCATTTCAGGCTTACGCGGCCTCCAACATTTTGCTGTAGCCGAGCGCTTCCAGGTCGAAGTCGGCGCCGTGCTCCAGGATGTAGCGGTCGAACCCTGGCGTCCCTTTGATAATGGCCTGCCGCTGCTTGGCATGGGTCTTCAGGTGCTCGTTGAAGTCGTCGGCGAAGTCGGTGACAAAGCACAGGTTCGGGCCGGACTTCTTCTCACGCAGACCGCGACCAATCCGCTGACGCAGAGCGACCTCGGCCTTGCCGCCGCCGGCCAGGCAGACGTGACCCACGGCCGGCACGTCAACGCCCACATCCAAGATGGTTGTGCCGATCAGGACATCGATTTCAGCGCGCGCCAGGCGCCCCAGAGCGGCTTTGCGGCCCTCTTGGTCATCCTCGCCCTGGATGAACTCGACGCGCAGCCCTGCCTTTGTCATCTGGGCGTCCAATTTCTTGCCATGCGCGGTCTGCTGGATCAGCACCATGGAGGACAGACCGTAGCCGGCGAAGCGCACGCACTCGTCGACGATAAGGCCGTTCCGATACTCGTTATCCACGATGCCAAGCCGGTATGCGGCGGCCCAGCCGGTGTGGCGCAGCAGGCCCTTCGGTTTATGAGCCAGGCGAATGAACTTGAAGTGCGGCTGCGCCAGGATGCCTCGGTCGATCAGCGTAATCTCCGGCACCTTGATCGCGATCGGACCAGAGCATGCCATAAGGCGCATGTTCGACTCTTCATCGTCCTTCATGAACGGCGTAGCGGTCAGAGCCATCCGATAGTGGGCGTTCTTGCAGTGCTTGAGGATTTCGAAGTAGCTGTTGCCAGAGGCTTCGTGCGCTTCTTCAAGGATGACCAGGCCGAAGATGCCGAGCAGCTGGATAGTCTTCGCACGGTCGCGCATATGGGCGTTCACCTTCACGGACGCCACTTCGGTCAGGTATTTGGCCGTCGGGCGCACCGCGTCGTGGTTCTTGTCCAGCGCGTCCAGCGCGCGCGCGGTATCCGCCGGCGACATCTTCGCGTCCCCGCACTTCTTCAGCAGGGCTTTCGTCTCGCGCGCCTCCTTCGCCAGCCGCAGATCGACCATGCGTTCAATCTCGCCATCGACCGTCTTTTCTTCCAGGCGGGCGATTAGGGTTTGCACCATGCCGACGCACATCTTTTTGACCGCCTGGCGCTCGACACCGTTCTCGACGATCGTGTGACCGAATTGGCCGTCGCCCAGCACCGATACACCCACTTTCAGGTCTTTTTCGAACGTATCGCGCATCTGATACATCAGAATCCCGCGCGTGGTCAGGAACAGGGTCGGCATATTCAGGCTTGCGAAGGCCATGCGGGCGATCCGGCTCTTGCCGCCGCCGGTTGCCACCTGGGCAATGATCTGGCCGTGCTTGCGCAGCCGGCGAATGACCTCGGGCTGGTAGTCGTAGCGGCCCTCGTAGCCGAACGCGTCGATGACCGGCAGCTCTGGCCCCATCGGGGTCGGCAGCGGCTTGCGCGCCAGGCGCACCTCGTAGCCTTGCTGACGCAACTTCGCCGCGACGAAGTGGACGAAGCCGGCCGGGAAGGTTGCGCCCTTGAAGTCCATGAACGAGCTGCGACCATCCCAGTTGCCGCGCTTGAAGGCGATCGCGTGTTCGGCGCCGTCGACCGCATACGACAGAATCGCCTGGACGGCCAGCTTCGCGTCGCGGTCGGGCTTGTGCAGCTTTGCGACCGTCGCGTTCGACAGGATGGTGATGGTTTTCGTCATAGGGGCTTGCCAAGTAAATTATGTTGGAGTAAAGTATAAGTCATCACTGACTTATTTTCAACAGATTCTATAAGAATGAATACACCCGACCTTTTGAAGCTCGACCCCAAGTCGCTGACGCCGAACCCCTGGAATACCAACGTGGTCGCGCCCGACAACGAAGCCAAGATCGACGCTTCGCTGAAACGGCTCGGCATGTTCAAGCCGGTGATCGTTCGCACCCTCGCTGACGGCACCCTGCAAATCCTGGGCGGCGCGCACCGTCGCGACTCGGCCATCCGACTGGGTATGAAAGAAATCCCGGTCATCAACCTCGGCACCATCAGCGACAAGAAGGCCAAAGAGATTGGTCTGGTGGACAACGGCCGCTACGGTAATGACGACTCCATCAGCCTGGCCGCCCTGCTCGACGAGCTGGGAACCCCCGACGAACTGGCCGCCTTCCTGCCTTTCACCGCTACCGACTTCGAATCAATCTTCTCAAGCGGGAATATAGCTCTCGACGATCTTGATTCTCTGGACGACGACGACACTGCCGCCCCAACTGCACCGACCACGAAGGCACCGCAGACGCACGCCATCATGCGTTTCAAGGTGCCGGTGGGCGACGTGGCAACCGTGACCGACAAGATCGAGCTGATCATGAAACGGCAGCGCTTTTCCGACGAGGACAGCCTGACCAACGCCGGCAATGCGCTGGTTCACATCTTTAACGAAGTGGAGGTCTGAGCATGCCGCGCTGCGCCGGGCAGGGCCATGACTTTTGCGAGTCCTGCGTCAACCAGGAAATCGACTACGAGTGCGACGAATGCGAGGACGGGAGCAACTGGGAAGGTGAGGACACCGAACAGCAGCTCACCGTCCATGAACTGAAATTTATGACTTTGAAGAAGGCTGCATGATGAAAGACCAACACACCAAGATCACCGGCTACCGCGATCTTAATCAGGACACTATCGACCTGATGAACAAGGTGAAGCTGCACGGCCAGGTGCTTGAAGAACTGGTGCAGGAAGTGAAGCTGCACGTCGCCGGCCAGCGCGCCGCCGCCCGCGAGCTGCCGACCGAAGAAGGTGATGCCGAGCTGGCCCGCCTGACCGCCGCCGAGCCGGAACGCTGGACCGCGCTGGCCCGCACCCACCTCCAGGAAGCGTTGATGTTCCTGACCCGCGCGGTCGCACAGCCAGCGAGCTTCTGACGTGCTGAGCGAAATCTTCCTCCTGCCTGTCGTCGCCTCGTTCCTGGCGATGATCTTCTCCTACAACTGCATGACCGGCGAGTTCCCGTTCCGCGGGCTGTTCGTCGCCGTCATTGGCGTCACGTCCTTCGGGGCCGTGTTTGCGGTGACGCTGATCTGCACCATCCTGAAAGCATTCCTGCCATGACCGAAGTAGTGAAACCGAATATCGCCGTTTGGGACATCGAGCGCGTAACGCCCTACGACTTGAACGCCAAGACGCACGACGAAGCGCAGGTGAGGAAGATCGCCAAATCCATCCAGGACTTCGGCTGGGATCAACCGATCGTCGTGGACAAAGCCGGCGTGATCATCAAGGGCCACGGCCGCCGCCTGGGCGCTCTGTCCTTGGGCATGAAGAAGGTGCCGGTGTGGGTGCGTGACGATCTGACCGATGCACAGGTGCGCGCGTCGCGCCTGGCTGACAACCGTGTCGCCATTTCGAACCTGGACACCGACATCTTGCAGCGCGAGCTGGCGTCGCTGGAGTTCGATCTGGACGGCTTCTTCGACAAGAAGGAACTGGAGTTCATGGTCGCTGATCTGGGCGAGTTGAACACCGACGCCTTCGTCGCGGATCTGGAATCCGCCATCGCCGACCAGGCTGTCGAAACCACCGCCTCGATCATTGCGGCCGGCGAGAAGGACGTTGCCATCTCCAAGGCGCTGGGCTTCAAGTCCGTCAAGGGCGCCGACGAGCGCGCGATCGCCATGTTCATGGCCCAGATCGAGGCCGAGTCCGGCAAGACTGGTGCGGAAGCCTTCATGGAATTCATCCGTCCGTTCGCTGGCGTTAATAAGTCACCGGTGATTGATGCATGATCGAGAATATTTGCTGCTGGCTGGCCTACCGACTGCCGCGCCGCCTGGCCTACTGGGCTGCGGTGCGCGTCATGGCCCACGCCAGTGTGGTGAACCCAACAACCGAGGTCGGCGCGCTATCGCCGGCCGACTGCCTGAAAGCATGGAAGAAATGACCACTTTTACCGTAGACAAGCGCTTCAACACGTCCGTCGACCGCACTCCGCGAGTCCTGGAGATTGCTGAAGCGTTTGGCCTGGGCCTGGACGACAAGCAGTTTGTCGTGTTCGACAACCAGCCGCTCGACATCGAGCAGGGCGACGTGGTGTATGTGACGGGCCAGTCCGGCGCCGGCAAGAGCACCGTGCTGCGCGAGCTGGAAACCCAGATGACTGCTGCCGGCCTGGCCGTGGTCAACATCGACGAGGTGCCGCTCCTGGACAAGCCCCTGATCGACCAGATCGGCTCCAACACGACCGAGGCTCTGAACCTGCTGTCCGTGGCCGGCCTGAACGACGCCTACCTGTTCATTCGCAAACCGGCCGAGCTGTCGGACGGCCAGCGCTACCGCTTCCGCCTGGCGAAGCTAATCGAGTCCGGCGCCAAAGTCTGGGTCGCTGACGAATTTCTGGCCGTGCTCGACCGCACCACCGCCAAGGTGCTGGCCTTCAACTTGCAGAAGGTCGCCCGCCAGCGCGGCGCCACGCTGATGGTTGCCACCACCCACACCGACATGGTCGCCGACCTGGCGCCAACCCTCTACATCGAAAAACGCTACCGCGAGAAGATCCAGATCGTCCGCGCACCTGAAGGAATGAAAAGTGTATAACACCACCCACCTGAAATTTATCGACGATGTCGTGGCGCCAAGCTACACGGCGCCAGTAGTCGTCATGGTTCACGCCTCCTGGTGCGGCCCCTGCAAGTCGGTCAAGCCGATCGTCGAACGCCTCGCGGCCGAGCTGGGCTTCGTGCTGGTCGGGATTGACGGCGGCGTCGAAAAAGAGCTGGCGGCAGGCGAGGGCGTGCGCGCCGTGCCGACCATCTTCACTTACAAGAACGGCAAATACGGCGGCCTGATGCTGTCGGGCGGCAAGACCGAAGGTCAGATTCGCGAATTCCTGGCGAAGTGCGGCGTGGGAGCGCCCGCATGATCGTCGCCGACACCCCGGACATGCTGGTCGAGCGCCGCGCGGTGCCGGCCAAGCACGCGATGTCGCTCCTGAGTCAGATTTACGTCGAGCGCGGCACCAAGGAAGATTGGGATCTGCTGCACGAGCTGCACTACAAGGCGGAGAACCTGGGCATCGGGCCAAAAATCTACCGCTGCATTCTGGACGGCCAGGTGATCGGCGTCGGTGTCATGACCGTGCCGAAGATGCTCCTGAGCGGTCGCAACGAAGCCATGAAGCACATGCGCCCCAACCAGGATGGACGCGACAGCAAGCTGATGAACCGCCACCGCGCGCTCTGGTTGAACGCCCACTCCTGCACCAACTCGCGCCTCGTGCTCGACACCATGTATCGCGGCGCCGGCATCGCCTACCGGATGCAGAACCTCATGATGCGCATGACCGCGTGTCGCTACGTGGAGTTCCAGTCGTCGATGTCAAAGTTCAACCCGTTCGCGGCCAAGGCTGGCATGCGCTTTACGAAGCCGCGCCGCTCGGCGAACTACGCGAAGGGCCTGGCCTTTTTCAAACGCTGGTTTGAATCCATGCCGATGGACTACGTCGGGATCAAGCTGGAGCTGGACGCGATGCACCCGGCTGTCTACGCCAAGTGCGTGGCCGAGATGCGCAAGTTCTACTACACCTGCTCGTCGATGGAGAAATCGGGCGATAACCGCGCCAATGGCACCAGCCGCGTCGATGCGATGGAAGTGACCTACCTGCTCAAGAGCCTCCAGCAGCTCGTTCTGGCCTCGCCGCTCTATGGCATCTACCAGAACCCTGATTTCGGCGTGGCGATGCCTCTCCGGCTGCCGATCAGCGCATTTGACGCCCAGGCGCTCGACGAAAAGCTGAACCTGGAAGCCGCGGCGGCCGCGATGAACGCCATCACCCCGATGACGACCCTGATTGACCCTGACCTGGATGAAGAAGATGCACCTGACGAACAAGCAAATTGAACTGCTGCGCGTGATCGGCGCCGGCAATGACGATGGTTCGGCCACCGACCTAGATGAAATTCTGGCTGCCGTGCGCTACGAAACGACGAAGCAAAGCCTTCAGTTCTCGATCCGCGCGCTGATTGGGCGTGGTCTGATCGAGAAGAAGGGCGTGGAGAAGCGTCGCGGGCGCCAGCGGCAGGTGATTGCCTTGACCGAGCAGGGTCGGATCTTCGCCGGCAAGGCTTCCGCGCCGCCCGACAACCCGATTGTGTCCACCGTTGAAGACGACGAGCTGGATTCCGCGATGGGAATTCTCGACTGAAAAGGTTGTTTGGGAGTCCACTTTTTCACTTGGGACTCCCAAGCTCTTTCTATAAATACTTATATATATAAAAGGTAAGTAAGTAATGAATGATAATATACAAAGTAATTTGGGAAGCGAGTTGGAAGCCCAAGTGGTTGGGGAGAGCTGGATACCGGGAGCGAAACACCTCGCGGAAATCCGGAAGCGTCTGAAGCTGAAGAAGACTGCGGCCCCTGACTTCCTGAACCACCATGCTGCGGCAGCGGAGGCTATGGTAGCTCTCGGGCAGGTGCCTTACGTGAAAGTGACGGCTGACGGCAAGTTCGTCTGCATCTTCGAATCGGGCGGCCAGCCGGCGATCACAGAACCCCAAGATACGGCCCCGCACGCTGTAACGTGTGCGCTTCATTTTGTGCTTGAAGGTAAGTCACCGGTGACTTGACAAAATGAAGAATCTGCAATACAGTGGCGCCTTAGATGATTGTTCCTCCTTGGGCGCCTTTCCCGCGCCCATTTTTTTTGCCCGAAGGAAAGAGCAGTGACAGCAGCACCACCGACCAAGAAGCGAAACCTGACCCCGAAGCAGTGGGCCGAGGCGGAAGCGCTGTGGGAATCCGGCACCGTGATCTACGAGGATCTGGTGAAGAAGTTCGGCTGCTCCACTTCAACCTTCGAACGCCACTTCAAGAAGCACAAGATCGTGAAGGGTGCCGCGGCTGCCGCCGCGAAGAAGAAGGTCGAGGAGCGCCTGGCCGCAGCTGCCGTGGACGAAGTAACACTGATCGCCGCCCGCATCCGTGAAACCAAGGAATCCCACTACAAGATGGCGTCGGGCCTGGCCCAGCTCGCCTTCAACGAAATCCTCCAGGCGAAGAAGGACGGCAATCCTGTGTCCGTTGCCCTGAACAACCTCAAGTCGCTCGACGCGGCGATGAACGTCATCAAGAAGGCTGGCGAGGAGCGCTACAAGGTGCTGGGCCTGGACCGTCCTGATGCTGTTGACCCAGATGACCTGCCTGAACTGCTGATCACCGAGCTGACCGCGGAGCAGATCAAGGAGCTGCGTGACCGTGACCTGACCGAGCTGGACGAGATTGCTGCGAAAGCAGCACCGCCGGCCGGCAGTGACGATGCCGACGACGAAGACCTGGAAGACGACGGCGACGAAGTGGTGGAGGAGAGCTGATGGCCGCGAAAGCCAAGCTCAGTCTGCACACCAAGCAGATGGTCGTCTATCAGTCGAAGGCCCGATTCCGGGTCGTTGTCGCTGGCCGCCGGTGGGGCAAGACCGCGCTCTCGCGGGTGCTGATCATTACGCGCGCCAAGATCCGCAAGCGCAAAATCTGGTATGTCGCCCCGACCTACAAGATGGCGAAGCAGATTATGTGGACCGACCTGCTGGAAGCCATCCCGAAGCGGTGGATTCGCAAGGTCAACGAGACGAGCCTGAAAATCACGCTGGTCAACGGCACCGTCATCGAACTGAAGGGCGCCGACAAAGGCGACTCCCTGCGTGGTGTGGGCGTGGACTTCCTGGTGCTCGACGAGTTCCAGGACATCGACGCGGAAACCTGGACGAAGGTTCTGCGCCCGACGCTGGCCGACCGACAGGGCGACGCGATCTTCATCGGCACCCCGAAGGCATACAACTACCTCTACGAGCTGTATAAGCGCGGCCAGGAGGCGTCCAATCAGGCGCGAAACCTGTGGGAGTCGTGGCAGTTCCCGACGATCACCTCGCCCTTCATTCCGATCAGCGAGATTGAGGCCGCCAAGCAGGATATGGACGAGAAATCGTTCAAGCAGGAATTCGAAGCCTCCTTCGAAACCATGTCCGGCCGCGTCTACTATCCGTTCGACCGTAACGAGCACGTCGGCGCCTACCCGTTCAACCCCAAGCTGCCGATCTGGGTCGGCATGGACTTCAACATCGACCCGATGTCCACCGTGATCTTCCAACCGCAGCACGATGGCTCGATCTGGGCGGTGGACGAGGTTGTGCTGTTCTCGTCGAACACCGAGGAGATTTGCGACGAGCTGGAGAAGCGCTACTGGCGCCATCAGGTGCAGATCGTCGTCTACCCCGATCCGGCCGGCGGACAGCGGCAGCACGCGCGTGGCGAAACCGACTTGGACATCCTGCGCGAGAAGGGCTTCAAGCGCCTGAAGTTCCGCAAGAAGCACCCGGCCGTGGCCGACCGCGTCAATGCCGTGAACCGGATGCTGCGCGCCGCCGACGGCAGCGTGCGCCTGCGCGTGGACGAAAAGTGCAAGCACTTCGTCAACGCCCTGGAACAAACGATCTACAAACCTGGCTCGCGTGACGTGGACAAGTCAGGCGGCACTGAGCACAGCGCCGACGCAGGCGGTTACTGCATCGAGCTGGAATTCCCAGTGCGCAAGGTAGAAATCGGCGGCATGTCTCGATGACCTTGACACATCAGTCACCAATGACTTACTATATCGGAGATATGACCATGAACATTGCCTCACCAGGCGCAACTGCCGTAATTGACCCGACCACGATCGACTCCCTGTCGATCGCGGTGCTGACGGACGACCAGAAGAAGCTGCGCGCGCTGATCAGCCGCCGGCATCCTGAATACCAGGAGAACCTGAAGCACTGGGAGTTCCTGGACGCGACCTACGAAGGCGGCCGCGAGTGGTTCAAAAACGGGAACATCTTCCGCTACATCAAGGAAGGCAATAACGAATACAACGATCGCCTGGAGCGCTGCTACCGCTTCAACCATTCCCGCGAGGTGGTTGACCTGCTGAACAAATACCTGTTCAAGCAGAACATCACCCGCAACGAGGTAGACGCCCCTGAGAGCGTCAAAGCGTTCTGGGCGAAGTCCACAAAGAACGGTCTGAAGATGCGGGACTTCTCGCGTCAGGCGAGCAAGAAAGCGTCGATTTACGGTCGCATCGGCGTCGTCGTCGACAACAACGCGGCTGCCGCCGGCGCCGTGTCGAAAGCGGACGAGAAGGCTGCCGGTGTGCGCACATATGCCTACATTGTCGGCCCGACCCAGCTGCTCGACTTCGACTTCGACGACAACGGCGACCTGAACTGGGTCTTGATCCAGGAGGTCGCCCGCGACGCCGCCGATCCGATGACCAGCTCGGGCGCGGAAATCCCGCGCTTCCGCCTGTGGGATAAGCAGAACTGGCGCCTGTTCGAAGAACAGCGCATCGGTCGCACCAACAAGACCCGGATCGTTGAGATTGGTAACGGCGCGCACGCGCTGGGCCAAGTGCCGGTAATCCTGCACGACAACATCATCACGGACGAGGAATACGTTGCGCCGGCCCTGATCGACGACATCGCCTACCTCGACCGCGCCGTGGCGAACTACCTGTCCAACCTGGATGCGATCATCCAGGATCAGACCTACAGCCAGCTCGCCATGCCGGCGCAGAACGTGCTGCCAGGCTCGGACAACTACAACACCCTGATGGAGATGGGCACCAAGCGCGTCTTCCTTTATGACGGGGAGGGCGGCGCGGCGCCGTTCTATCTGTCGCCCGACCCGAAGCAGGCCCAGATGATCCTGGCGGTGATCAACAAGATCATCAACGAGATTTACCACACCGTCGGCCTGGCCGGCGAACGCACCAAGCAGGACAACTCGATGGGCATCGACAACAGCTCCGGCGTTGCCAAAGCCTATGACTTCGAACGCGTGAATGCGCTTCTGCAAGCGAAAGCCGATTCGCTGGAAGTGTTCGAAAACAAGGTTGCCAAGCTGGTCGCGCTGTGGAATGGCGAAGAAGCAAAGATCGATGCGGATCTGATTTCGTATCCGGACAACTTCGACACCCGCGGCCTGTATGACGAGTTCGACATCGCGGCCCGCCTGATGCTGATCGACGCACCGCAAGCGGTTCGCCAGAAGCAGATGGAAATCGTGATCGACAAGCTGTTCCCGCAGCTCGCCAAGGATCTGAAAGCCAAGATGCTGGCCGAACTGAAGGACTGGCCGATTGACCCGGTGCAGCTGGCGGCCGACATGGCTGCCGCGACTGCCCCGGATCAGCAGGCGCTCCAAAAGGGCGCCAATAGCCAAACAGCCAAAGAAACGCTCTCCCAGAATTAACCCACCCGCCGGCCAAGAGAATGACCGGCACTTTAACCCATGACCTAGAGACTGGTCAGAAAGGCACGACGATGCACCCGAAATACTGGAAATTCCCTGGCGGTCGCCGCTTCATGGACACCGCAACCGGCGATGAAGGCGGCAAGTCCGCTGGCGGCGGTGGCGGCTCGGCCGAGCCGACCGAAGCGGAAAAAGCCGCCCCGGCCGAGGCGGCAGCCGCAGCCGCAGCTGCCGGCGGCAAAAAGCCATCCGACGAGGAGGCCAAGCTGCTGAAGGAAGTGATGCAGAAGAAAGAAGCTCTGAAGGCCACCGAAGCGACGCTTGCCGCCGCCCAGGCCCGCCTGGCTGAATTCGACGGCGTCGATCCCGCCGCGATCCGCAAGCTGTTGAAAGACCAGAAGGATGCGGAAGAAGCCCAACTGGCTGCCAAGGGCGAGTTCGAAACTCTGCGCACCCGCATGGCCGAGGAGCATACCCGCGTGACCGCGTCCCTCCAGGAGCAGATCACCGCCCTGACCGCGCAGCTGGCTTCGAAGGACAAGGTTGTCGACGAGCTGTCGATCGGCACCCAGTTCTCGCAGTCCAAATTCATCACCGAAGAATCGACGATGGCGCCGGCCAAGGCCCGTAAGCTGTTCGGCGATCACTTCGATGTGGTGGAAGGCAAGGTGGTCGCCTTCGACAAGCCGCGCGGCGAAGCCAATCGCGCGCCCCTGGTCGACCAGCTCGGCAACAACGTCGCGTTCGAAGACGCGATGCGCAAGATCGTTGAAGCCGATCCCGATAAAGACTCCCTGCTGCGAAGCAAGGTCAAGTCTGGTGCCGGTAGCGAGAGCAAGTCTGTCGCTAAAGTGCCAGCCCAGAAGGAGGCAGCAACCGACTCGCTGTCGAAGATCGGCGCGGGCCTGAAGCTGTCGAACCTGCTGGCCGAAAAGCCTCTGTAAGTCGCTCAATAGTAAGTCACCGCTGATTGACAAAACTGCCAATTTGGAGTATTGTTCCGTCACCGGTGACTTAGAGCGACTTAGGCACCACAAATCCCCGTTTTATTCTTTTAAGGAATTGAGAAATGCCTCTGTTGCGCACTGAAGCCGAACACCTGAGCAATAACCAGCTCATCTCCGGCGTTATCGACGAAATCATCGACCGCGATGATATGTTCTCCATCCTGCCTTTCGTGAAGACCGAAGGTAAGGCGTATGTCTACAACCGCGAGAAGACCATCGGCGGCGCCGACTGGCTGGACCCGAACGACCCGATCAACGAGTCGGCCGCAACCTTCCAGGAAGTCGTGGCGAAGCTGCGCATCCTGGCTGGTGACGTGGACATCGACAAGTTCCTGGCCCAAACCCTGAGCGACACGAACAGCCAGATGGCCGTTCAGATCGCCAAGAAGGCCAAGACTGTTGGTCGCGAATTCCACCGCGCCCTGGCGACCGGTGACTCCACCGTGAACGCCAAGATGTTCGACGGTCTGCCGAAGCTGCTGGCTGACGCGCAAGCCTACTCGGCCACCTCGGGCGGCTCGCAGATCGTGTCTGCTGGTGCCAACGGCAACCCGCTGACCCTGACCATGCTGGATGAGCTGTGCGATGCGATCCCGAACGGCGCTGACGTTCTGGTGATGCGCCGCGGCACCATCCGTGCATTCCGCGCTCTGCTGCGCGCCACCTACGGCACCGACGCAGTGATGCAGATGTCGGAAAACTTCGGTCGTCCGATGCTGACCCACAACGGCATCCCGGTGATCATGAACGAGTTCCTGTCCGGCACCGAAACCAAGGGCACCTCGATCGGCAACACCACTTCGGTCTACGCCCTGCGCCTGAACGAACTGGACGGTCTGCATGGCCTGTATGGCGGCGACAACGCCGGCATCGTGGTCGAGAACATCGGCACCGTGCAGAACAAAGACGCGACCCGCATCCGTCTGAAGTGGTATTCCGGCCTGGCCCTGAAGTCCACCCGTTCGATCGCCGGTCTGCAAGGCGTGACCAACGTTTAATCCTTGGTGATCAGTCACCGATGACTTAGAATAGGGAGGCGGGCTTCGGCCCGCCTTTTTTCATATCTGAAAGGAATAGCATGAAACTCCGCCTCACCCAGCCTGGCTACGAAACCTTCACCGCTCAAATGGGCGTGACCCAGTTCGTCGACGGCATTTCCACCACCGACGTGAAGCCGCAAGACGCGGTGCGTATCGCTGCCCAATTCCTGTGTGAATGGGAAGACGGCACCACTGCATCGGTGGCCCAGTCCATTCTCGACCACGCCAAGGCAACCACGTTCTCGATCCCGGTCGAGCAGAACGCCGACCAGGCATTCGCAAAGCAGGCGGCTGACGCCGGCATCCTGACCGCACAGAACGCCGATCGCGGCATCGAGAAGACCTACACCGCCGACGACCTGGCCCTGATCGCTGACGAACACGGCATCAAGGGTCTGCGCACTATCGCCGAGCCGCTGGGCATCAAGGGCAACTCGATTTCGGATCTGGTCAAGGCCATCCTCGACAAGCAAGCAAAGGCGTAAAGCATGGACGTTTTCTCCGCAGGGACGGATGTAACGCTGTCGGTGCCGCTGCAAGATAAAAGCGGCAATCCGCTGGCTGTGTCGGCGATCGAATACCGTGTGACGGACGAGAGCAACGTCGAGCTGGTGGCGGCAATGCCCCTGGCCGGCTTCATTGCTGGTTCGGACACGGCCGTGATCACCGTCGCTGCGGCGGAAAACACTCTGGGCGGCGGCGTAGCGCGCGGCATGCGCAACGTCGTCCTCGCATGCACTGTGGGTGGCAACAGCATTTACCTGCGTGCCTCCTACGCGATCGAGGAGGGCGACCCGCTTGTAGTCGGCACCAACTCGTTCATGACCTATGCTCAGGCCGAATTCACCGCTCTCTCGCTGCCCAACCTGGACGGCTGGAACGGCGCCGACGAACAGTCGCGCATCGCCGCCCTGATGGATGCGCGCTCGCACATCGTCCAGCTTTCCTTCACGCCGCTCAATTCGAACGTGAACTGGGGCCAGGACAGCCTGAACTTCATCCCCGAAGGCGTCTACGACACCAGCTACGTCGGCGACAGCTCGATGTTCCTGTTTAACGGGAACCTGGATCTGCTGCGCCCTGACCAGTTCGCATCGCTGCCGACTCGCTTTGTTGACGCGCTCAAGAAGGCCCAAGTGGTTGAAGCCGACGCAATCCTCGGCGGGAACAGTGTCGAGGCCAAGCGCCGCGAGGGTCTGGTGCAGGACAACATCGGCGAGTCCCGGCAGACCTTCCGCCAGAGCAAACCACTGGAGCTGCCGGTGTGCCGCCGCGCGCTGGGCTACCTGTCCTACTTCATCACCTTTTCGAAGCGGATCGGACGCGCCTGATGAACTACGACCAATATGCGAGTCAGGCGCGCTCCGAGTATGAGAGCTTTGCGCACGCCCTGATCGCCGATTACCTGGCGCACAGTTCCGCCGGCCGCCTCGATCTGCATGCCGTCGGCACCTTCCGCATGTCGGGCCTGGCGCTCGTTGCGCGCTTTGTAGACCGCGCCACCGCGCTGACCAACGACTACCTCGCACCGCTGGGCAGAGGCGGCTTCAGAGACGCGCGTGAGCAGCCCTATCTGAACGCGCTGCGTCAGCTCGCAATCAAGAACCTGAACGACCTGATCGTGCAGCTGATGGGTGGCGGCAACCGCCTGGCAGACACCCTGACCCGGCCCGCCGGCGCCGTGGGCCTCCTGTTGCAGCAGAAGCTCGCCAAGCCGGAACTGGTCGCGAACGACAAGAGTGGCCGCAAGTGGCCGGCTGACAAGCTGGTCGCCGTCATGACGCGCGACTTCGCCTACCAAGCATACCTGGACGCCGAAATCGAGCGTTTCGATGCAGAGGGCGTGGAGATGGTGATGGTCGCCTATCCGGACTCGACGCACGCACAACACGGCCTTGCCATGCGCCTGGATGAAGTGGGCCTGGTGCGCAAGTCCATTTTCCACCCCAATTCCCACGCCCGATTGGTGCCTTATGTTCCGACCTAACCTGAAGTGCCGCATCCAGCTCGCGAGTGGCAAGAACGACGTTCACGGCCAGCCGATCCCCGGCAGGTTCGTCAACGAGCGCTGCGCCATCGTCAAGCTGGTCATCTCCAACGAGAAATCGTCGGTGCGCGCCGACTCGTCCGCCTCCCGCGGCAACGCGATGGAGATGGAAGCAACCTCCGTGATCCTGCTGGAGCGGACGAGCCAGGCCAATATTGACGACATCATCGCCGTGTCGGGCGTGAAGCTGCGCATCATGGCGCGGCACCAGCGCTACGACGTGGCGGGCCGGTTCGACCACTTCGAAATTCACGCTACCATGTGGAGTCAAAAATGAAGCTGATGCCACTCGCGAACCTGCTCGAAGCCGCGGCGCTCGGCGTCAAGGGCGATACCCTGTTCGTTGGCATGATGCCGGCCGCGGCGGAGGAGGGCATCCTGCTGCGCAACCCGCTGGCCGGCACGAAGATCAACCACGAGCTGCCTGGCTTCTTCCAGACCGAGTTCCAGGTGATCGTGCGCACGCCGGCAACCCAGTATGACGACGGCGAGGCGCTGATCGAGCGGGTGATCGCTGCGCTGACGATGGAGAACGTCCAGGTGGAGGATCATGCCTTCAACTACAGCCGCCCGCGCACCGAGCCAGTGGCCTTCCCGCTGTCGAAGGGGAACCTGCTGGAGTTCAACGTGATGTTCGACTGCTGCTTCGTGCGGGGCTAACATGCCAGTGACCGTGGCCGGGCTGTTCTCTGTCGAGGAGATGTTCATGCGCATGGACAGCACCGCGAAGAAGCGCGCCAAAAACAAGTTGGTCGAGAAGGCATACCAGCTCCGTGACCTGGCGCGCAAGATGGCGCCGCGGGACGAGGGCAACCTGGAGAGCGCAATCCAGGTGCGGGGCGACGAAACTGGCGCGCGGGACGAGCTGGGTCGCTTCACTCGTATCGAGGTGGAAATCTACATCGACTTCGACATGGAGGTGCCGCAGCGGCCGGGCAAGACAGTGGGCGACTATGCCTACTTCATCCATGAGCAGCTGGAGCCAGTCGGCCCCTGGCGTCTCGGCGAGGAGTCCCAAGCGAAACAGGCGGGTCAGTCGGAGCAGGTAGGCGGCGGTTTCATGACGCGCGCGGCCGCGGCGATCGACGCCACGCTGGAAGAAGCAATGCTGGACATTTTCGACGGCATGCTGTAGCGCCTATCAAAAATGGCACTTTTGTGGTATAGTCGGCGCTAAGTCAGCACTGACTTATCTTTCCCCTTTGCAAAGGAGTTTTAAATGGCAAGTGATACCAAGAACGTCAAGCTGGGCGTTTGCAAGGTCTTCTTCGATGAGAAAGATCTTGGCTACACCCAGGGCGGCGTTGAAGTGACCGTGAAGACGGACACGCACAAGGTTAACGTCGACCAGTTCGGCAAAACCACCATCAACGAATACATCATGGGTCGCGACGTCACCGTGAAGGTGCCGCTGGCGGAAACCACCCTGGACAACATGGTAGCGATTATGCCTGGCGCGACCCTGGTTGTGGACGGCGTTGATCCGACCAAGCGCTCCGTCGAAGTGACCAACGGCGTCGGCACCGACCTGCTGGCGATCGCCAAAGAGCTGCGCCTGCACCCGAAAAGCCTGCCGGACAGCGATGTGTCGGAAGACTTCGTGATTCCCCTGGCGGCTACCGCCGGCGGCCTGAAGTTCGCCTACAAGCTGGAAAACGAGCGCATCTTCGACTGCGACTTCACCGGCTACCCAGACCCGGTAACTGGCAAGCTGTTTATCGTCGGCCAGTAAATAAGTCACCGGTGACTTAATCAAGTTGCCGCTCGACCAACCTCAAGCCCCGCTGCCAATAAGCGGGGCTTGTTCGCAAGGAGCAACAAGAAATGAAGATTTTGAACCTGGACAAGCTGTCCCAAGCATCGACCCGCGAACTGACCATCAACGGCGTGAAGCACCC